TTTGGAAAAGGAGAAGTTTGTCTTAAATCTGTAGACCCAATGGATGTATATATTGATCCTGCATCTAGAGATCCTTTCTGTCAAGATGCTAATCATATAATTATTGCTAAAAAGACTATGGAGTCTCAATTATTACTTAAGTATCCTGAATATGCAGATCAAATTAAAAATGCAAAACAAACAAGTATACTAAGTAATTATCCTACATCAAGAGATAATTCAGAATTTAATCAACAAGTAGGACCTTACAATAAAGGTGCAACTGTAAGTGCTCTTGATGATGATAGAGAACTTGAAGTACTTGAAAGATTTACTAAAGTTAAAATGCCTATGGTTAGAATATTTGATCCATATAGTGGTAGAGAGTATGTTTATAGCGAAGAACAATTTAAAGAATATTTAAAGAATCCTGCTTTTATTATACACAAAAGAAATACAGATCCTATTTATGTTACTAGTAAGGAGGAAGTCCAAAGAGCACAACAAGTATATGAAAAATTTAATGGCATGTATCATGAATATTTAGATCCTGCTACCCAGCAAGTAGTTCAATTGCCAGGTGAAGAAAAAGCTGGATCAATACCAAATTCTACAACAACACTTACTCCAATAACTATTAATGATTTAGTACAAGATAATATGATACAAATCACACAAATTAAGTGCGATAGAGTTAGATGTATTATATCTGTTGGAGAAGAGTTAATTGTAGATTATATGAAACCTATTTCTATGTATCCCTTAGTAACTTTAATGAATCATCATGACAGAAATCCATTTCCTGTTAGTGATGTTAGATTAGTTAAAGGCTTACAAGAATATGTTAATAAAATTAGAAGTTTAATTATTGCACATGCTTCTAGTTCTACAAATGTAAAACTATTAATACCTAGAGGTTCTATGGATAAAAAACATCTAGAACAAGAATGGGGTAAGGCAGGTACTGCTGTAATAGAATTTGATCCTGAGTTAGGACAACCTATAGTAGCTGGTCCTGTTCCATTACCTAATGAATTATATAATAATGAAAGGGAAGCTAAAGCAGATATAGAAAAAATATTAGGTATATATGCACTAATGCAAGGCGATCAAGGTGCTGCACCACAAACATATAAAGGTACTATAGCACTTGATGAGTTTGGACAAAGAAGAATTAGATCTAAAAAAGATGATATTGAGTCTATGTTAAATCAACTAGGTATGTTGGTTATAGAAATGATTCAATGGATTTATACAGAAGAAAAAACATTTAGAATTATACAACCTAACAAAAGTCCTAAGAATGTTAAGGTTAATCAAATGGTATTTGATGATTTTTCAAATGCAATATTAGGTAGAATTAATGATATAACTGTAGGTCGTTATGACGTGCAGGTTGTATCTGGTTCTACATTACCATCAAACAGATGGTCTAGATTTGAATATTATAAAGAATTATACTCACTTGGAGTTATTGATCAAGAAGAACTGCTATCTCAAACTGATGTAGCAGATATGGAAGGCGTATTAGAAAGAGCTGGACAAATGAAAAAACTACAAGGAGCAGTACAAAGTGCACAACAAGAAATTAAAAAACTTAAGGGTGACTTACAAACTGCACAGCGTGAATCATTACATGATAGAAAACGTGTTGAGTTAAAAGATTTTGAGGTAAAGCTTGCAAAGATGGAAGCTCAAATGCAAGCAGCATCTCAATTGTATAAGAATCGAACTAACGATCATTTAAAACAAATTAAAGATGAAGTTGACATTATTGTAAAAGAAGTCGACAGTCCACAACGAGTTATGAATGAAGAATTGTTAGGCATCGATGATGAATAGTTGCTGATAATGACAAACTAGGAGAAATGATGGAAAACGTAATACCAACAGAAGAGGCAGTAATGGAAACTACAGATCCAGCAAAAGCACCTATAGGACAAGCAGGAATAACTCCTGAAAATCCTAAGTTAAGTGTTACTGGAGATATGATTAATCCAACAGCTGAAACTTCTACAGGACAATTAGCAAATAATGCTGATGCTGTCCCAACTGAGCAAAAACAAAATACCGATCGTTATGAATTTTGGCAATCCAGAGCCGACAAGACACAAGGCGAGCTAAACAAAATTAGTCAAGAGTTTGAAGAGTACAAACAAATGATGGGACCTGTTGCAAACGCTATACAACAAAACCCCCAGATCTTGCAAAATTTACAACAGCAATCGCCTTCCAATGAACCACCTGCACAGCAGAATTCATTGCAGGCTCCAAGTCGTCCTGAAAAACCACATTCTTACAGCGAGGTAGACGCATACAATGATCCAGAAAGTGAATCATTTAAATATAGATTATCTGTTGATAAATATAGAGATGACATGTTAGATTATTATGGCAAAGTTGACCAATATAGACAAGAGCAGCAAGCTATGGCTTACGAATTGCAAAGAGAGCAACAAGCTCAAAATCAAGCAGTAAGTTATGCTACTCAAACTTTAGGTTGGGATGCTAATAAAGTAAATGATGCTATAAATTGGTTGCAAAACCCTAATAATGTTACTTTTGAAACTTTATTTAGAGTCTATGAATTAAATAATTCACCATCTAGACAGCAAGTTCAAAATCAACAAAAAGTTGCAGAGTATCAACAAAGAGAAGAGAGAATGAAAGTGCCTCAATCTACAGCAGTAACAAGTGGAACTTCTCAAGCACCTTTAACTGATGAACAGCTGTTTAACCAAAGTATGCTATCATGGAAAAAATAATAAACAATCTATCCCTGACCAAAGGCATATATGCAGTTGAGGAAAGGGTAACTTAAAGGAAATAAAAGATGGCAGCAAAAGACCTATCGGCATCTGGAGTTCTCTTTACGGATAGACGTAATTTTTACATCGATCCTCAAGTTGTAAAGGAATTGTGGACGGACGTAACACCGTTTACAACTGTTATAGCTAATAAAGAAACAAGAGACGTACCAGATCCCGTTTTTAAAATGTTCGAACACAGACAACCTTGGATTAAGCAAAGCTTTTTCGCAGCTTCAAATCCAGCAGCACCTGGTGCTAACACAGAAACTGTTGACTTTGATGTTGATAATATTGTAGGATTACCTGCATGTGATCCATCATGGCTTGGTTTAGAAGTTGAGTGTTGGGATTCTACTGAAACGACTAAAAAAGGCGTTGCAATAGTAACAACTGTAACTGATTCAAATACAATACAAGTAACTCCATTAAATGCAGATTTAGATATTGCAGATAATGATGTGTTTCATGTTATTGGTAATGCACATGGTGAAGGTGGTTATTCACCTGAAGCATGGTCAGATGAACTTAAAGTAGTTTATAACTCTTGTCAGATTTTTAAGAATCCTCTTGAAATTACTGGTACATTGTTAGAAGCAGCTTTAAGAGGTGAATCATCTGAATTAGCTAGATTAAGAATGCAAAAATCACAAGAACATAAAATTCAAAAAGAAAGAGCTTTCTTATTTGGTAAACGTGTTGGTGGTACTGGATTAGGTGATTCTGCTTTTGCAGATGGATATAATGATACTAACCCTTCTGAAGGAGTTATGGCAGATGGTGGTATTAATGGTCCAGCAGTAGGTTCAATAGCTTCTCCAGGAGGTTCAGGAGCAGGTAAAATAAGAACTACTTATGGTATTATTTCAGCTATTGAAGCTTATGGTGAAGATACAGCAACTTCTGATTATCAAAACATATTTACATGTTCAGAAGCAAGTTATACATATAGTAACTTTGTTGATGATATGGAAAAAATCTTTCAATATGTTCCAACTTCAGGTGTTAAAAAAGCATTTGTTGGTGCTGGTGCATTAGGACATTGGTCCAAAATGGCTGGTAACTCTGGTTTTGCTGGAAGTAACGGATGGACTGTAAGTCTTGGTGATATGAAAAGAGATGGTTTAGGGTTTAATTACAGAACTCTTGAAACACCTCATGGAATGTTACAGTTAATTCCTACTCCTGCATTAAGAGGACCTTACAACAAATACATGCTTGTAGTTGATGATGATAATTTATTCCATTCACAGTACAGAGCACCAATGTATCAAACAAATATCAAAACTGATAATGCGTATGATGGTGTTAAAGATCAGTACATGTCTGATGAAGGAATAGGTATTACAAACATTAATTCTCATGCATTAATGAAAATTACATCGTAAGAAAGGAGCTAAAGAATGGCTAAACCTTATTTACATGGAACAAACGGAGCTATAAAAGTATTGGATTCTACACAATCTTTATACATGGCAGACTCTGGTAAATTATTTATATGCTCTCAAGCAGGTGCATATGATATAACATTACCTGAAGTTGCTGATGCAAAAGGTTGGGTAGGCACATTTTTACTTGGCACAGCAGGCAGTAATGACTTCGATATTATTGGAGGAACAACTGATGTTATGGTAGGTGTAGAATGTGGAGATACTAATGTAGTTATTGATGCAGCTGACAAAGTTACTTTTGTAGCTAGTAATGCAGTAGTTGGTGAAAGAGTAGATATATTCTGCGATGGAACTAATTATTATGTTACTATGTTTGCAGTAGCTGACAATGCAGCATCGAGTGCTGGGTAATTAGTTTAACGGAACTAGGAGCAGGTCGTATAAAGGACTTGCTCCAAATCCGTAACAAAGGAAACTATGAATTTTAAAACAAAAATTGGATTTTATATAAGTACAACAGATGGATATACTGATGCAGAAGCACAGCAGTATATTGTTGATGGTTGCTATGATGTGTACAAAAAGATTAAATCATTTGAAGGATCTGATTCTGCACAAAAATTTGGTATATGGTCAGATCCTGCTATAACAAATGGAACTGCAATAGATATAGATGAAGTTCATGAGCTTATACATGTACAAAGAAATGGAATTACAGCTTTGCGAGTAACTCCAACATTAGCAAATAAATATACTGATACTGACTCTATGCATTATGCATCTGCTAACGATCCTGTTTATTATTTGCAAGAGCAATACATGACTGTAAAGCCAGCACCAGATGGATCTAATCCTTTATATTATTTATTTGTACCAACATATTCTGTAACATCTTATGATGGTACTTCTTCAATTGATAAGTTTCCTCGTGAGTATTATGATTATGTTTTAAAATATGCTGCTTATAAAATAGCACAAGCATTAGCACATAATTATATGGAAGATGATGAAGATGCAGAATTAACACAATTAATGACTGCTAGAGCAAATTCACTAAAAGCAGAATATGAAGAAATGTTTTCAACAGGAGGCACAGTACAATAATGACTTTAAAACAAATGATAGAACAAATTAAAGAACAGCATCCTGAAGTATCAGATCAAAGAATTATACAATTATTAAATCGGGCAAACAGAGAATTTAGTTTACAATCAAGAATATCTGATAGTTCTTATACAGTATCAGGAGGTACAGTAAAAGATAAAACATATTATACATTACCTGCTGCTATTACATCAATAGATAGTGTATATATAAAAGGTGAGAGATCTAATAGGTTAGCAGTAAAACCAAAGAAAGAAGATGAGGACCTAACATAATGGCGAAAGACAGATTTGGATATGGAATACCTATGAAAAATGAAAAAGTTTGGAATTTTATAAATAGTCCTGATGGTGTAAGATTTGTTGAAGGTGTTATAAAAGAATATGGACCAGAAGAAATGGGAAAAATGGTACTAGGTCATTTTCTTGAAACTGGAGAGTATATACCAAAAACAAAAATGGATAATAAAACTTTTCAAAAAATAAAAAAAGGCAAGTATACTATAGATTATGCTCATTCTGATTGGATTAGTGAAATGTTTTTTAATGCAAAAGAAGGAAAA